CGGTGCTTGAACGGCATGGTCGGCGAGCCCGAAGACGCGGAGGATCTGGCATGGAGCGGTTAGGGCGACGGCATCCCTGCGGCATGGTTCGGTGTTCGTGCGGGGCGATGACTCGGGTAAGATCGAGCACACAGGGCGTAGAGTATCGCGAATGTCAGCGATGCGGGCGCAAGATCAAGACACTGCGGATACAGGAGCGGAAGCATGAGCGAGGCACTGGCGAGACTGTTTGAGGCGTTTGTTCCCGAGACGATCGACAGGAGAGGCTACCTGTACGACGATCCCACCTTCGGCTACCCGTCGGCGGTCAACCCGTTCACGTCGTTGACCGATCGAGCGGACGGCCGTTACAAGCCGTACTATGACACCGAGATCGATCTGGCGTACATCCGGGGAGCGGCCCGCAATCTGGGGCTCCTGACGCCTGTCAGCACAGCGGCACTCGACAGGCTGGCAGAGTACACCTTTGGCCCGGGGTTCGTGTTCACGGCCCAATCCCAGGATACGGGGCTGGCTGATCTGTGCCAGCGAATCATCGATCGGTTCTGTGACTCGCACGACATGACGGGCAGCCTCGATCGGGAACTCCACCACCGCAGCCGAGAGGATGGGGAGGCGTTCGCCTATCTGGAGCCCGGATTGACGGGAGCCCCTACGCTGTGCGTGCTGGAGCCCGACCAGATCCGCGAGCCTGGCAACGTCCGGCAACTGGAGGACTGGCTGGACGACTACGACGGCCCCACGTCGTGGAGTTTCGGCATTCGCACGCCTGAGCGCCGGCCGGACATGGCACTCGGCTATCACGTCACTCGCGACGATGGGGGGATGGACTGGGACTATGTGCCTGAGCGGAAGATGCTCCACATCTCCAGAGGGAGCCCGCGTAACGCCAAGCGGGGGGTGAGTGATCTGTTCCTGATCGTCGAGGAGATCGCCAGAGAGGCCAAGCTTCGCCGGAACATGGCCGAAGGTGCTGCCCTTCAGGCGGCCATCGCGTGGATTCTGGAGGCTCCCCCGGGCACATCACAGGCCAGCATACAGACGCTGGGGGCCAGTGATGCCGTAGCCCAATACGGTCGGCAGGTGATCGGCGGCGGCCAGAAGCAGCAGAGAGTTCAGCAATACAAGCCGGGCACGATCCTCAAGCCGAGCCCGGGGCTGGTCTACAAGCCGGGGCCAATGGGTGCGGAGCGGAATGATGGGTTTCTTGCCGTCTCCCAACAACTCTTGCGGATCGTCGGCGTGCGATGGGCGATGCCGGAGTACATGGTGTCGGGAGATGCCAGCAACGCCAACTACGCCTCCACCCTCGTGGCCGAGTCTCCCTTCGTCAAAGCCCGTGAGGCGGACCAAGCGTTCTTCGCGAGGGCGTTCGAGGGGCTGCTGTGGAAGGTGTTGCGGTTCGAATGGGAGAGGGGGATCTTGCCTCAACGGCCATGGCAGGAGATCGAGGCACTGATCGACATCAACACGGAGAAGCCCAGCGTCGCATCCCGCAACCCGCAAGAACTCGCCAACGTGCAGGCGATCCAGATCCAGAACGGTCTGCTGAGCAAGAAGACGGCTGCGACCCAAGCGGGTCTGGACTGGGAGCAGGAGCAGCAGAACAGAGCGGAGGAGGCTCCCCCACCTGCGGCCCCCGTTGTGTCTACCACGGTAGACAAATTTGCCGAAGCGGAAGACAGCTATGATGCACCCGAAGCTGCGAGGAACAACGCGAAGAAGGTGCTGAAGTGGCGGGACGAACACGGCGACGCGGTGGCGGGGATGACGCAAGTTGGATGGACTCGGGCCAATCAACTGGCCAGCGGGGAACGACTCTCCCGCGATACTGTCGGGCGGATGGCGTCATTCTTCGGGCGTCACGAGAAGAACAAGGCGGTAGCTCCCGAGTACAAGAATGAGCCGTGGCGAGACGCGGGGTATGTCGCGTGGCTGGGCTGGGGCGGGGACACGGGGGCACAATGGGCTGCGGGCATCGTGGGCAATGTCTCGGAGTCGTGCGACTGTTCGGCCTGCGGTTCGGTGGAGAACGCGGGCACCCTTCAAGCGGCGATCGTCGCGGCATTGGAGAGCGTCAGCACCCTGCCCGAAGCCAAGGCGATCTTGGAGGGTCTGCAACAGTGAGCGAACTCGCGGATCGAATGGGAGTGGAGCGTGACTTTGCCCGGAGACTGTCGCGACTGACAGCACGGCAGCGGCGGGAACTGCGGGAACTGCTGGGAGACCCGCCCGATCCGTCGCGTGTGTCTGCGGCTGACTGGCAACGATGGGAGGATGAGCGGAAGAAGGAGCTCATGCTGATCTTGCTGGGAATCTTTCTGGCAAGCCACGCTCTACACGCCGATGAGTTGGTTCCGGGTGGGGTCGATGATTCGTCACGTCTTGAAGTCAATCGCCAAGCCCTCTTGCGGGCGTCGTCGATGGCAGCAGAATCGGCGTCATCGTCGACCAACACAGCCCGCGACATCATTCAGGCATCAGCAGAGGTGCTGAGGACCGGAACGTCAATGGATGTTGAGGGCGTGTTGATCCGGGCGATGGGGCCAGACCGTGACACACTGACAGCCGCGACGCTGACGACCGAAGCCCAGACCCACGGGATGAACAGCGTCAAGATCCCCCTTGCACTGATCGGCCTCACGCTCGAACCGGTGTGGGTCACGATGCGAGATGAAAAGGTCTGCGCCATCTGCGATCCACTCGATGGCAAGCCGGTCGATCTGTGGGGGACTGTCCTGGAGGGCATCATCGCGGGGAGGGCAATCAACACGATTGTTGAGAACGGCGGCCCCCCTGCGCATCCACGATGCCGCTGTTATGTTCGGGTGCAGAGTCGGCCGATCGGGGCAAGGTCAGAGCGCTTCTAGCCTTGTTTTCAGGCACGAAACGCAACGGGGCGACCTTCGGCTAAATTTAGCCTAAGGTCTGTCTTTTGTACGAAGCCATCAATTGCCCTTGCTCCGCTGTCTCCCGCATCCATAATCGGGAGACATGAGACGACACCTCCGCGAACAGACAGCGATTGCCCCCAGCCGGATCGACAGGGATTCCGGACTGATCGAGGGCGTGCGGATTCTCGGGCCGACTTCACGCAACGGGCGGACGTACTCCCCCAAGGCGATGGAGCAAGCAGCCCGTCTGTACGAGGGTGCCCCGGTCAACATCGACCATCCACGAGGCGAGGGCAAGGATCGTCCCGTCTCGGATGCGTTCGGTTGGATTCGCAATGTCCGCCAGATGCCCGACGGTGTGTATGGGGATCTGCACTACCTCAAGAGCCACCCCCAAGCGGACGTCGTCGCTGAAGCGGCGGAACGCAATCCCAATCGCCTCGGACTCTCGCATCACGCAGAGGGAGCCGTGAGGATGGATGGGGCATCCGTCGTGGTGGAGTCGGTCGACAAGGTGTATTCCGTGGATCTGGTTCAGACCCCTGCCACAAACGCGGGGCTTTTTGAGAGCGAGGGGAAGCGTATGACGATTCGAGAAGCCGCCGAGATGGCGGGCGAAGAGAAGGTGCTTGCCGCTGAGGGGATGGGCGAGTACGCCGACAAGCCGATGAAAGAGAACGAGAGCGACTACTTTTCGGCGATGGTGTCAGAGGTGCTTGCCTCTGGTGCGGATCGATCCGAGAAGATGAAGAAGATCGCGGCGATCCTCAAGGCGCAAGAGATGCTGACTGCCGAAGCCCCCTCCGCTCCCGCTGCCCCAGAGGGCGAGATGGAGGAGATGGCGGGCGAAGAGGTCAAGAAGATGGCCGAGTCGGTTGAGGCGATCATGGGCAAGTTGGATTCCCTCGTTGAATCCGTGGGCTCCATCAAGGCTGAGCACGATGCCCGCAAGCTTCTCGAATCGGCTGGCCGAGACGTGACCCCCGAGCGGTTGGCGGCGTTGCAGGCTGTCCCTGCGGACAAGCGAGCGGCGTTGCTGGAGTCGTGGCCTGCGGGACAACGTGGATCACGTCCAGCGGCTTCCCCTCCTGCGGCGACTGCGACGAAATACCCCACTGATACCCGGCAGTTCATCGCTGCCATTCGTGCCAACTAAGGAGCACCATACATGGCTGCGCGAACTGACGGACTGCCGGATCTGCTGACGAAGCGGCGGCAATTCACAATCGAAGACGATTTCAACCGTGACGTGGACTCGGCCGATTGGGTCACCACGTTGACTGACACAGGGACCGCGAGCGTTGGCGATGCGGTCGGCGGGATCTTGGCCATTGTGCCGAGCGATGGCACCGTGGCCGACAACGATGAAGCCTATGTTGAGTCGGCGAATGAGGTGTTCAAGTTCACGGCGAACAAGCCTCTTCTGTTCGAGGCCCGCATCCAGTTCACTGAGGCCAACACGGACGACGCGAACATCCTTGTTGGCGTGATGGATGCTGTCGGAGCGAATTCGCTCGTGGACAACGGAGGGGGCCCCCCTTCCAGTTATTCCGGTGCGAACCTCCACAAAGTGGACGGCGGGACTGTCTGGATCGCTGAGACCAGCAACTCCACGACGCAGATCACGACCGAGCTGTCAGCCGCCAACCTGAACAATCTGGCGAAGCGTGCCGTGACTGCGGGCGGGGCGGCGTACCAGACGTTGAAAATCGA